CCCGTCATGGGTGAGAAAGTCTTCAAGTCGGGAGATCTCTTGCAGGGTGAAGTTGTACCGACGGGCGATCGCGCCGAGAAGTGGATCGCGGCGTGTTTCCTGGGGCGACGCGTACGCGAACTGATACTTGGTTCTCCACTTTGCTAGGTCGAGCCCCTTCCCGCCCGGGTCCACGGCGTCGATCCACGGGCGGATGATCGGCATCTCGCCGACCATGGCTCGGACGCCGGAGCAGATGGAGTGGACGAAAGCGGCGCGAATGCGCCGTCCCGGATTCTTAGTCGTCCAGAAGAGTTTTGCGAGGAGGCGCCCTGGTTTCGGGACGAACACGAGCCGGCCTGGCCGAACCCTCATGAAGATTGAGGAGGTGAAGGAGGCGGTCTCGATATCGTCGTGGATGGTGCCCACAGGCAGGATTCCGTAGGCCCGCTCGGCCTCCAGGCACGCATGCAGGTCCTGTTGGCCGCTGAACCCGGCGAGCAAGTCATCCCCGGTAACGAGGATGTGCCCTTTGATTCCCAGGTCGACCATCATAGACGCGGCGATGGCGGCGTTGACGATCGAGTTGCCGAGCGTGGTGTCGTTGTGTCCGCTCTTTACTGTACCCACGAGCGCGTACGAGTAGCTCTGATCGCCGCGGCTTGCGTACCCCTTGACGCGGAGGCCGCGGCGAACGAAAGCCAGAAGCTCGGGGAAGAGCGAGTAATACGGAGCTTTGAACTCCATGTGCCGTTCTTGGATCGATGCGTCCCAGGCTTTGCCGTCGCGTTCATACCAGACGATATCTGGAGTGATTGCTTCGACGATCTCAGCCCATTCCGCGATGTCCCGTTGGCGGAGGCCACTCCCGAACGTGACGGTGATGCCGGGGCCGTAATCGATGAACCTGTCTTTGAAGACGGCCTTCTGGAGCCGCACGAACCCGCGAGCATGCAGTTCTTGCGTGTGCAGATTGGCGTACCCTTGAATGGCGCGGGCCTTGACAGGTTTCTCATCATACAGCGTCGAGCTTGCTTCACGCTTCGTGAACGACTTCACTATGCTGGGGAGAACGCGGTCTTCGATGACGCTCTTCTTGATCATGAGCTGTTTTGGGAGCGGCCATTTCTCCATCCAAAGGTCGCGTCCATTGGGCTCGATGAGGAGCGCGAGGTTGGTGCGCACGCGGTCGGTGTCCGCGTGGATGTATCCGAGGACGACCCGGTTGACGGGCGCGCAAACCAGCTGCTCTATCCCGTGTCTCTTGACGATCGCGATTTGGAAGTAGCATAGA